GCTGTAGCACCAGGCCCGTGACGCGGTATGAGGGACAGATTCTCAACTTTACGTTGAAGATCTGCTAATCCCCCGGACCAAATCACATCAGCAACGCGACCGAATTCATCGATGAGATGATCGGAAACACTGCTAAAGTGGTCTGCGAGCTCTTTCTCTACTTGACCAAACTGATCAAAAGCCACGCGCCGACGAGAGTCGGTGCAGGGCACGAGAACCTTCTTCGACATCAGGCAAAACTGTCTGATGGCAAGGATGGCCTCGTGATCAGGATGTTCAAGCAACTTGCCACCGATAGGATCAAACACCTGGCTAAGCAAACCTGAGAGAAATCTCGGGAGAGCAGCCGTCCTCTTAAATCCTAAGAAGACGTCAGAGCCAACCATCCCTCGATCAAGACTTCTTTCGAAGTCAGAACCGAAGTTTGGTAGGGAGATAGTAAGAAAACTATCTCCTTCATGTTTGGTCCTCCGTGCCAGTGTTATTCTGTCACGGTGGGTGTCGGTGCCGCATCGGATCTCGCATTCTTGCAAGATCCAGTCATGGAGCCTCATAAGGCTTTTCACCATCTGCATCTCCTCTTTAAAGATGCTAGAAGGTCCATAGACTTGCTTTCAGTAGTAAACCCCCGCTCCAAGCGGAGGCCCCTAGTGCTTTCGCACTAGGGACTACCGAGAGTAATCCACCCGTTAGGGAGGATATTACCCTCATTGCTGTCTAACTGAAGAAGTAAGACAACAGTGAGAGAAGAGGTTCGAACAACGATCTTACGAAAGTTGCGAGAGCCTCAAACATCTCATTAGGAGTATTCTCCATGTAGGAGTTTCCTTCTAGTGAGAGGTAATAGCCCTTATGGACTACCCTTGACGACGAGTCTTACGACTCGCCGCCAAGCACCTTGAGAATGTTGGCCGCGGTCAACCAACCGACGAGACCGAGGGCGTCCAACTTTACGTCATCATTCGAGAACCCAGCGATGGGTGTATCGATGACGAGGTAAATGGAAGACGAAACCTCGATATTGTTGGCTGGAATGAAGGGATCAGCTGTCGTAATGGTACGGTTCAACCGAACCATACGACGATCCCTCTTGCTGCCTTCTTGGTGAGAGATTTCAAGCTCGTATTCGCCAACATCTTCGCGATATACGGACTTGAAGCGCTCACGTGAGATTGCAGCAAGACTCTGAGCCACAGAATTCACGGTGACGGTTTGGGGGTCAGAAAACAAGTCAAGACTCCTAGACAAGTGGTAGTGAAGGCATAATTGCCTGCTCTAAGCTCTGGATAAACCCAGCGCTCCGAGTATGCCCACCTGCTTACTACTATAGTCTGCAGGTGAGATGCCAAAGCCAAAAGGTGAAGCTGCGTAGCGAACATATTTACGGAGTGTAAATGTGGCGCTACAGTGGACGTCTCCGCCCACTAGAGGTACTACTTCGTCAATACTACGGACATAGTCCCGCGTACGGGCGAAGTAAGCATACTCTGCAACTAGGTTCTCGGCTGCATTACCGGACATGTTGGATATAACATCCCCCACGTTGGTATGCCAGTCGATTAACCACGACCATGGAGTCAGTTCCCACACAAGGCTCGGAGTAATATCCAAGCCGTATAACTTTAACCTAATACGATTCCGCGTAGCAGACTGCTCGAAGTCCGGTATCCAATACCGAAACTTAGCAGTAAACTGCGCTTTCTCGTGATAGGTATTAGTTGTGCGGGAACTGCCAATCCCTCCATTCCGATAGAAGAAAGCATGTAACGGAGGATACCCGAACAAGTGTTGGGTACTCTGCGTATAGCTTCCAGCTTTCGGAAAAGATTGAATTGGAAGACTGATCCGCCTTCTAACAGGTTTCCCATTGTCCCGAGCAAGTTGCTCAAGACGACGGTCCATGTCGGCAGTTGCCTTCAGGAATCCGTTGAGATCTGATAGAAACGGTAACCAACCAAAACTGGCGTTGAGATACTCACCGCCAAGGTCCTTGTACCATCGGGTTTTATCCTTATAGTACTGGGCCGAAGTTTTGCCTCGTTCGCGTGCTCGACGAGCACCCTCACGAGCTCCCGAAAAGGGGAGAGTTGGTATTCTTCCGATTTCACCGATGAACTGTCCCATATTAACCCCGGGGTTACCGGGCCTAGCATGGTTGTAAGCCGATGTGGCTTGATTCTGAAAAGTACTATCAGACTCATCCCAGTCGAAAACCCAACTGTTCGAGGTCCAAGGTACAACAGAAGCAACACCTCTCGGTACCATCTGCCCATATTGTTTATGGGTAGAATTGTATTCAGCGGTGAAGCTGGACGGCGACATGTCTTTTGTCGTCGACCAAATTGTACAGTTGCCTCCACTTCTATATGGAGGACCCCTATGCAATTCATCGAAAGATTCCCCGATTGAGCCACCAACGACATAGAATGTGTTGTTGGTAGCCACGCCGGATCCGTGTAGTACTAGCGGTATATTAGCCGCTACACTATCACGAGTTCGGTATCGGGCCATGGTAGTCTCCTTTATGTAGTGCACTATGACATCGGACTTCAAAGGAAGTCCG